GGCAAGCCGGTGTATGGGGACAATTATGTGGACGCCACACATTCAAGTGCGGATGTGAAGTATGACTCGGTATTGCCGCTAATTGTGGGCGTGGACTTTGGACTCACCCCGTCGGCAGTTATGGCTCAGAGAGACCCTTTTGGGCGATGGCGGGTGATTGATGAATTTTTAACGCCCGATGGTGAGACGTGGCCGCTCCAAGACTTTGCTAGAAATCTGAATAAGTATTTGACTAAAGAGTATAGCCAAGCGAATACTGAGTTATGGGGCGATCCGTCAGGTGGCTTTAGGGATCAGCAAGGGATTACAGCGTTTGATTTGTTTAAGAAAGAAAACTTATTTATTCGACCCGCACCGTCCAATAAGTTTGAGGTTCGCCGAGAAGCGGTATTGTCGCCGTTGTTGCGGTCGAGCAATGGCCTCCCGGGAATTGTAGTAAGCCGGCAGAAAGCTCCTATGGTGCGCCGAGGCTTTAATGGCGGGTATCACTATAAGCGATTGAACGTTGGGGGCGAGGCCAAGTATAAATTGGAGCCGGAAAAAAACCGATTTAGCCACCCACACGATGCGTTGCAGTATGCGTTGTTGGGCGGGGGCGAGCATAAAACAATGTTAGGTCGAAACGAAAAAATGCAAAAGCCGACGGTGCTTCCAAAATTTAAAATATTTTAGTATACTGTGGGCATGAAAAAAATTAAATGGTACGTGGTGTTTCGACGCATTGGGCCTACAAAGCACCCAACTATGCGGCTCTTAAAAAAACTTCTAAACCGTAATATTCAGCACGTGTTTGCGTTACGAACGATCAGTCCGCACACGGTGGCTATTGATTATACAGGGTTTAATATAAACACTAAACTATACGAAAATCAAACGGCTGAGGAAGTTCTGGCCCAATATTTTAACCGGCCAAAATATTTAATCGTCGAATATGAAACCGAGGAAAAAAATTGTAAGTTGGGGGTTCATATTGGAAATATTATACCCGGATGTGTTAGTATAGTTAAAATGGCACTAGGAGTAACTAATTATGCGTTCACGCCGTACAGTTTGTACCGGTGGTTGGTGCTAAACGGTGGCAAAATACGTTTGGCAAATAGAAAACATGGAGGTAAACTATGGGTGGCGGCGGACCAAAATACGACGACTCAGTACAGCGTCAGCAATTAGAAATGCAACAGGAACAGTTGAAAAAACAAGAAGAAGAAAGCCGAGCACAGCGCGAGCAAATTGCGCTTGAAAATACTACGGCTTTGTTGGCTTTAAGACGCGGAACAATAGGACGACGGTCGCTGTTGTCAACGTCTGAGCGAGGTGTTGTGTGAACGTCAAAGAAAAGTTTTTAGCGACGTTTAAAACACTTGAGTCGCGCAAGCAACAATGGGACTCGACGTATGAAGAAGTGTACGAGTATTGTATGCCACAGCGCAATTTATTTAGTGAAACGGTTAAGGGGTCTAAGCGGGATAACGCTCAAATTGTTTTTGATTCAACCGCAGTAAACGGGACTCAAAAATTCGTGTCGAATATCCAAAACGTGTTGGTGCCGCCAATGAAAAAGTGGGCTCGATTAAAAGCGGGGATGTTTTTAAAAGGGGAAAACGAGAAAGAAGACGCCGAAACACTTGCAGATCTAGAAACCATAGAGGAAACGTTGTTTGAGTGTCTTCATGCGTCGTCGTTTGATCAAGCAGTGTCCGAAGCGTTGTATGACGTTGCGGCCGGTACAGGAGCTTTACTTATCCGACCCGGAACCATTAAGCAGCCACTACTGGTGGAAGCGGTGCCAATTGCTAAGCTATACATAGCAACAGGGGCCGATAACACAGTAGATACTGTGTTTCGAAAAATGAAAGTACAATACCGAAACATTATGGAAACGTGGCCGGATGCAAAAATACCAAAAGAGATGCAAGACGCCTACCCAGAAGAAAAACAAATGGACGAGTGCGAGCTGATAGAGGGTATGTATCCGGCGGAAGTTACGGCAACCTATATGATCGACGGAGTGCAAAAAACTGAAAAGGTTATGGGGTTTAAGTATTGTATTTTGGCGACCAAAGGCGATCATTTACTTGTGGAGCGCGACGAAGAGTTTTTACCGTGGGTGGTGTTTCGATGGTCAGTGGTTGCTGGCGAGTGGTATGGCAGGGGGCCGCTTCTGTATGCATTGCCCGATATTAAAACGCTTAACAAGTCGATAGAATTTGACTTAAAAGCAGCAGCAATGACTGGGCAGCCGCCGTTGCTTGTTGGTGACGATGGCGTTATGAGTTTAGAGAACATGAAACTTGAACCGGGTATTGCGATACCGGTGTACTGGGATATGGCGGGGCCAAAAATTCAATACCTAAACCCACCCCCGTATTCTAATTTACAGCGAATTATTGTTGAGGACTTGCGGAAAAACATTAACGAAATATTATTTACCGATCCGCTAGGCCCGATTGATGCGCCAGTAAAGACGGCTACCGAGCAAACGATTCGGCAGCAAGAATATGCTAATCGATCGGGTTCTTCGTTTGGGCGGTTGTTTAGAGAGCTTGTGGCCAAAACGATTGACGTGTCGTTGAAAACCTTAGAAAAGGTGAACTACCCAGCGGGCAACCCGGTCGTAGATCTGGGTCCATTCCGTGTAAATGGGCTTGAGATTAATGTTCAGAGTCTGTCCCCGCTGGCTACGTTGCAAGAGGAGGAAGAGATACTCAATCTAATGCGCTATTCACGGCACATGATGGAAATTAAAGGCCCCGAAATGTTAGAGACGGTGTTAAACACAGCAGAATACGCACGTAAAATCGCCACACATTTAAGTTTACCGGCGGGACTTGTACCAACAGAGGAGCAATCGGCTCAAATTCAACAGAACATCATTGGCATGGCGCAGCAACAACTAGGTCAACAAACGCCAGAGGCAGCGCAATGATACAAATACCGTTTAGTGAAGACGAAAAACTAGTGTTAATTCGGCTACTTAGAACCCCGGACGGGCAACAAGCGTTGAAAATCTTGGAAGAAAACACAATCGGAAAACCAGTTATTCAAATGGTGCACCCGGATAGTGGCAATACTTTAATGGCAGCAGCACAACGAGAAGGACAGAACAGTGTAGTACGACAACTTAAACGACTTTTAGAGCAAGTGAAAAATAAAGCTAAGGAGGCTAATTAATGTCATTACTTGAAACCCCAACGGAAAATGTAGAAACGGCAGAAGCAGTGGAAACAGAAAACGCGCAAGCAGAAAGTGTAGAAGCACCGGCAGAAGGTGTTAGTGCGGAGACGGAAACTGCGGATTTATTGGGGGGTAAGTATAAAACCGCTGGCGATCTAGCGGCGGCGTATAGCGAACAGAGTAAATACATTGGGGAATTGCGGAAAAACATTAAAGAGGTCGAGGATAAATATAAAGTCCCAGAAGATTACGATTTTAATTTTGAAGAAGGCGGGCAACTGGAAAAGTACAAAGAGTTAAGCGAAACTTTAGACTTGCCATATCTTGCAGAAGTTTTTAAGAAAAACGGATTAAATAAAGAGCAAGCGGAAGGGGTACTAGAAAGTTATTTAGAGTCAATAGAAGCGGCGAAAATTAAACCCGAAGACGAGCTGTTAAAACTTGGGCATCGAAAAGAACAAGTGCTTGGTGAGCTTAATAACTATAAGAGAGGCCTAAGCGAAGCCGACCAGAAAATACTGGATAGTATAGCGGTGAGTGGAGAGGCCTTGGATTTTTTACACCGAAATCTAGTTAAACAGAATTTAACTATTCCATCCGGCAACGCAGCCGCATCCCCAAAACAATCGGCTGACGAACTTTTAATCGAAGCCAGAAAGTATCAGAAAGAAAACGAGCATTTGTTTGAGGCGTACCCGGACAAACAAAAAGAGTATTTAAGTAAGATGCGAAATTACTTTGTTGCGAAGGGTACAAAACTTGACAATTAAAAAAAAGTAAGTTATACTATTTGTAGTTTTTTTATGGTAACCTTTTTACGAAGCCCATAAAAGCTAAAGTTGACCCAAACTTTAAATGGCAGATGAGGCCCGCTAAGTGGCGATAACCCAATTCGATTGTTGTACTAGTTGTTAAGAATTGAGGATAAACCATGTCATATAATATTTTAAACACAGTCCAATTCAAAACATTTGAAGCGGATGTTCATCATGAATTTATTGAAACTGGTGGGAAGTTAAGAGATACCGTACGGGTTAAAACTACAGGCGGAGAGTCGCATCAGTTTACAAAATACGGAGCGATGCGAATGACCGAGCACGCTGTTGCTACGGAAGTTTTAGTTAGTAACCCCCCGGTCACTAAAGTAACAATCACAATCAAACGATACGCAGGTCGTGTTCAGTGTGATGATTTTCTAAAAAGCGAAGTTCCCTACGATGCGCTTGCGGAGTTAAAACCGGCAATTACCGGAGCTTGTCGCCGAAAAGAAGATCAGATTATCATTGACGCTTTGGTTGCGTCTTCTCCGTCAAAAACTGTTGCTAAAAACATATCTGGTAGTAACGATAACCTAAACGTTGCAATGATTGCTCAATCAGCACTATTGCTTGACGAGGACGGGGTTGACGAGGATTCTCGCTACATTGTTGCGGGAGTGCGAGGTAAGCACCACTTAACTCAAGAAACTGACGTAAAAACGATTGATACGAGCGCGGTCAAAACTTTGGTTAACGGCAGTATCGCCAGCTTTTACGGGTTTGATTTTAAATTTATTGGCAATAACGGAGATGAAGGCGGGTTGCCTTTGGCTACTAATGACCGAACAAACTTTGCGTATGCGAAGAGCGCGGTTGGGTATGTAATGAACCGAGACTTTACGATGCGAGTAGAATATAATGCAAATATTATATCTGACGAGATTGTTATGTATTTTTCGGCCGAAGCTGGCGTTATCGATCAGTTAGGTGTCGTTAAAATTACTACTGACGAGACATAAGGAGGACAGGTAAATGGCATTTGATATTAATTCGTTTAAAGCGATCACTCAGTACGGACAAGAGACTCCCGATTTGTTTATTTACAGCTCGCCCGATGCGTTGTCTGTAATTCGAGCAGCCGGGTATTTTAATGATCGGTCTGTAAACTTGAAAGTGAACGACATAATTCTTGTTGTGTCTTCAACTGGCGGTACGCCCGTTCACAGTTTTAACGTTGTTAACAGCAACACTGGTGGCGTCGTTGACGTAACCGATGGGCTTGTTATCACAGCTACTGACACAGACTAGAGC